ACATTTTTGACAAAATCCTAAAGAAAGGGGTTTGGTCAATAGCCAATTCAGACACACGGTCACCAAAATTAAACTTCCGTCTGAGAAGACCAGTATCTAATGTTGTACCTGTTGAGCCAGGAGAGTTTGTATCAGCAGTATTAAAACCACTAACTTGGACTCCACCGGGAGGTACGGTTGAATAATCTGACATGATTACTCCTTTATTTTACTGTGTTAACTAAATATGTTAACTATGAAACAGAAAATAAATCCATTTCATCTGTGTTAACATCTACATTCATGAGTTTGTCAAACACAGCATCTTCCTTGCTTTGAGTTCCAGAAGCAGACGCATCTCCAGTAGCACCTAAGCTTTTTGGTTTTAGTCTTACATTCTTCATTTGGCTAAGTAATTCTTCTTTTGTGGCTGTAGCAACATTTTCGTTTACGTTTTTCCTAGTTTTTAAGTAAAGAATATCATCTAAAGATAACTTATGTTCTTTAGCGTAATTCATAAATTCTTGATAATCATTATCACCAAGACTATGTTTTTGTCTAAAGGCACTTGCTTCTTTTAATTTCCGATTTTCTTCAACTTGTTGTCCTTGAAACTGCCCAAGTCTTTTTTGAATCATACCATCAACGGTGCGATTTAAAACTTTTGCAGAAGAACTTTTAGGGTCTTTTATTGCTTCATCACCATCAAAAATAAAGTCTTCATCTAAGCCCAACTCTTCAGTCATGGATTCTGGTGCTTGACCGCCGCCCTCAAAATAAGTTCTCACATGAGTAATTAAATTGGGGTCGCTTTTCATAGCGTCAAGAAGAGGTAAGTAAGGTTCTAATTCACCTAAACGAGAGTTAAGTCGCCTAGCTTCCTTGCTTGAATCTGTATACCTTTTCTCGTAGTTGTGTTTTTCTTCACCAGAGTCCACTGCTTTCTCAGCGACGGGAGTTGTCTGATTGGGTTGAGGTAACGCTTCCTCGGATAATGGCGTTTCCATTTGTGCAGAATTTACAGAATTATCTAGTTCTTCAAAAAAACTATCATCTGCTTCTGCGGGTGCAAAAACATCAGAGCTTTCATCAAAGACATTATTTGAAGCTTCTTGCAAAGCCTCGTCTTTAGAAAGGTTGTCTGTGTTATCATTAGCCATAATATTGTCCTCCAAATTAGATTAGTTTTATGTTATTTGTCAATTGCTATTCGTCTTTATTTACAATTTGATTTTTTGCACTGCGTAGTCCAGCTCTGTACTCTCTTTCAGCAGTTTTCTTCTTAGAATCTAAATCACGTTTAGCAAATGATATTTCTTTTTCCATGGTTTTTCTTAAATCATTTTGCATTGACTTAGAATCTACTTTATCCTTGTAAATTTCTTTATCAGCTTCTCTTATCTGGTCTTTGATACCTGCTTGGATAATTTGTCTTTCCAATGTTTCATTTGTATCTGTCATGTCTTTCATTTCTTCTTCCATAGAGTCTATTTGAGACTTCATTTGTGAGTATACTGATTTACGTTTAATTATTTGTTCTTTGTTTCTGATGTCAGTTTCAGATAACATAGCTATATCATCTATCAATCCAGCTTGATACCATCTAAAATATTCTTCCATTAATGCCCATCTATTTACTGGAAGAGTAGAACCTCCAACAATTCTTACGTCAAATCTAGCAGACGCATAATCATTAAATTTATCAATTGTGTTTCCAAAATCACTATAGATAGGAACATTGATTTCAACTCTTTTAGATTCAGAAGTATCAGGTTGAACAATTCTAAATACTTTATTAGCTTTATAAGTTTGCTGTGCAATATCTTTAAAGACCTTACCTAAATGTTCAAGTCCTGGCTCTACAGTAGATTGCATCCAAGCTTTAATTCTTCTAGTCCCATGTTCATCAACTGCTAACATACCTCTATAAGTTTCATGAGATGCTCCCGCTGCTCCTTGCATACTTGAATAAACACCAGACATATATTCTAAATCTTGTTTTCCTTCAGTAACAATACCAAAAAATGCATTATTTAAAGGAGCCGGTTGTATAGGACTAGGAGCTTCAAACCCTTGTCTGTATTTTAACAATGCACCTGGAGATGATGAATATTGTTCCCATTCTTCTTCAGGTACGGAGCCTTCTTGATACATCCATCTAAGGTTAGATGCTAAGTTTGCATTATGTATCATTAACTGATGAGCTTTATTAATTTCTTGTTGTTTACCAACTAAAGGACTTACTGCACTTACAGGATAAGGAGTCCCTACCCATTGATAACAAATTGGAACTATTGGATATTCAGATGAAGGAAGAAGATAATCATACAAAACAGTATCATTACCTAAAGTACAAGTAAGCTTAACTCTAGTATCATAAAATTTTACAGAATCAATAACTTGTTTTCTAAACGCTGGAGCTTCTAACATAGTATTATATTCTTCTTCAGTAATAACTATGTTGGCTACTTTAGTTTTTTCTTGCTGTAGAATAGAAGTTAATTCTTGTTGTTTAGATTCAAGAGCTTCTTCGTTCTGCATAGAAATCTTTTCTTTTTCAAGATTTGCTCTTTCTTCAAGCATTTCACCAGATTCAACTTGTTCTTGGAGAGATTTTATTTGTTCTTTAAATGCAACTTCAAGTTCTTTAACAAACATTTCCATTTGTTTTTCAACTTCTTGTTGAATTTGTTTCATCATTTCTTCGTCTGGAGGAACTTTGTAATTTAAATTAATAAAAGCTATTTTAATTTTTTCATAAGTTTCATAATAGTCTAATAAATTATCTCTACTTCCATCCATTTCATAAGACTCATCTCCAATGTCTTCTGGGATAACATTGTCAGAAAACGAACTATTCCTTTGAGAGTAGTAATCTGAACTTACTTCTGGGCTACCAGTAGCTTTTGCAATTTTTTTAACGTGTTCTGGGAATAATAATTTTAATTGTTTTTTAGGAAGTATCTTTCTTATTTGAATATACCCTGCATCTCTAAAAAGAAAATCTCTACTCATTGGGTCTACATAAACATCATAAGGGTCAAGTCTTTTAAATAGAACTTCTCCCATACCTCTATCTGCATCTGGGTCTATATCTATTAAGAAATAGCCAACTCCTTTTACTAAAGAGTCTTGTATAACGTGAGAGAAGACACTTCTTCCATTAGATTGATACCAACAGTAATCTGCTAAATCAGCATGAATAGCTGCTATGTTTGTATCGCTTCCGTCACTTCCAACTGCTTGCCATCTAGGATTATTAGCTGTAACAAAATATTTCATCATTTCTATTACTGGAGTTATTCTATTAATAACAAAACTAGGCATTCCTGATTCTTGTAATGCTTTTTGTTCTTCTCCAGTTAATTGGTCGTTAAGATAAAAATCTTCACATTTCTGAGATACTGAACGCCATTTTTTACGCCAACTTCCATTAGCAGCTTTAAATAATTGAAAATAATTCTCAGCTATTTTTTTATTACTTCTTCTTGCCATAGCTACTTTTTTTCATTTTTTTATTTACAACTTTTTTAGTTTTTTTAGGTCTTCCGACTTGTTTTCCGTATGTTCCTTTTCCGTATGGCATATTTTTTCCTATGTTAAGTATTTTCTATACGCTTCAATAAAATGCTCTGGATTCCCAGAACCGCCTTCTGTATTATAATATTCTTTCCAATATTCAGCTTGCCCCTCTGCTCCACTTGGCATAGGCTTTGGTACTCTCCAGTATTTTAATCTACAATGGATAATCCCAGCTGCTATATTTTTTTCAAGTATTTCTTCCCAAACTTTTTTGTCAAAATTTTGCCAATATTTAACATCTACTAAACTAACTTTTGCACATTTTTTCATAAGTTTACTTCTATGAATTAAATAGTTAGCAAGGTTATCTACAGCGGTCTCTGCTTCTACTTGCCAGAACGAACGAGCAGGTCCGTCTCCCATTTGTTTAATATATTCATATCTTGATTCTACAATCCCTGTAACGAGAACAAGTTTTATAGAATCTTTAGATGCAAACTTTTCTCCCATACCAAGACAAACATCACCAATAAGTGATTCTATCTGATTTATATTAATCATTAATTTATTTCTTTCTAAACTTTTTTAACATTAACTTTGGATGTTTTTTAGCAAATCCAGCTGCGTCTACAAATCCTTGCCATACTGATTTACTTTTTCCTCCAAAAGAAGGAGAGCCTGAAGCTTCCTTATTCTCTAGTGATTGATTGTCTGGTTTTCCTGTAAAATCGCCTCTTGTACTCATTTAGGTATCATCTCCAAATCTTTCATTATGTTAGAAGTTTCTTCGTTAGCGTTAAAACCTTGCATTTGTTCTTTAAGATTTAATGTGTCTTTATCAATTGTAAATTCATTTTCTCTATGATACAACAATTCCCTAACAGCTCTTAAAGCTTCTTGTGTATCTTGCGTTCTACTATAAACTGTGTCGTAATGGTCTATAAAACGATTCATTCTATTTATACTTCTTTGACCAAATTCTCCATCAGTAGGGATTTCAGGTAAGTCATCAAATCCAGATTCTTTAAAATGATTGTTTAATTTTTTTTGTAAAATTTTAACTGATTTAGAATCGTTACCATCAAGATTATATATAAACCATCTTAAAGAATTAGCGTCTTGGACTTCTTCTTCTTTTAAATTCCCACCATATTTTCCACCTTTTTCATAAGACATTTCCATTTTATCTTTGTATGGCATATTTATCCACTTTTCAGCTGCTTTAATCCTTGTAAGATTATCTTGCTGAGATTCTATATCATCAATTCCTGCCGAAATATTAGACCAATTTAAAAATCTTTGGATTAATCCTCCAGAACTATTATCCTTTTCCTCTTCTATTGTTTGTCTGTCTTGTTGTTCTATCATGCGATTAACCAATTTTTAGCTTTCCTTTTAGGTTTAAACCATCTTCTTTTTTCTTTATCTCTTGCATATTTAGGAGGGAATGAGTGCAAAGTTGCATAATAAAGAGTTTCTATTGTGTCATCGTGCGCCATTCTCGGCCCGAAAGTAAGAATTTCATTGGTTAAATCAAACATATTTTCTTTAATATGTATTAATCCCATAGAAAAACGACCACTTAATCCACTATATATTCTATTTCTTTTTTGTTGCCCACCAGGCTTTTGAGGAATAACTGATATTCCAAATTTATTTAAACGCTTTCTTTCTTCGTTTAATGCTTGAAATATAGACCTATTCATAGCTACGTCTTCTACTGTGCTTGATAAACAATGGTAGTGTTCGTGTAAATCCATTATATAATCAACTACTCCTTTTTTACCAATAATCTTACCATCAGCTAAAGACTTAGAACCAATTGTAGGAATAGACTTATGTCTCTCATAGTGCAAAACATATATATTAGTTTCCATATCTACAGCTACTATCATTATTACTGAATAATCAGCTTCTTTAGTATCAATGTCTGTAGCAGGGTCACAACCAAGAAAAGTGTTAACTGGGATTTTATCTCCATTGACATGGATATAACTAACGTCATTTTCAGTATCATATTCATAATGACCATCCCAGAATCTAAGGTCGCTGCGTTTCCAAACGGAGTCTTCTTCCGATTGGACTTCCATCATATACTCTTGATAAAATTTGGATGGAGTGCCTGAATCCTGATAAAACTTTTTCTTTTCTTCTAATTTTTTTAATGGAAACCAACTATCCCATAATGGAGATTCGTCAGGAAGAATAGCTTTATATGTAATTACTTTCCAAGAAAAGTCTTTTTTATTCTTTTTACTCCTTGCATGATTAGTGATAAGATTATTAATAAAGGAATCATAGTGAACGGGAGTACCATTAACACGCAACCTACCAGTATGAGGCTCAAGCGCGGGATAAACAACAGCCGTGACAAGATTTGCATTTTTAGCTCTGGCTTCTGATGTAATGGTATTTGCTTCATGTTCAAAGTCATCTAATATAATAAGGTCATATCTTTTATGCAACTTTGCCCCACCACGAATACCTGCTACATTACTTTTAGATATAAGCTTACATCCGTTTTTAAGTTCAACATCTTCTTCTGTCCATTTTTTGCCTTTTTGATTACCAAAGTAATATTTTATTTTATCATTAAACTCAAAATGATATTTAATATAATCCATGTTTCCTGTAGATAATTTCTGAGTAGCAGATACCCAAGCATAGAAATGCATATCATCTTTAGGTGTAAAACAAAAGTCTTTAATAATAGAGCATTTAGTTAGAACAGTCTTGCCATGTCCTCTAGGTAGAATAATAGCAAGTTGCTTACATTGTTTGTCATCAATAGAATCTGCCATCTCATAATGAAAAGGAGGAGTTTCACTACGCATAAAGTCATCAGGAAGGAAAAGCTTTCCAAAAGCAATTAAATCATTTTTAGCTAATTGCAATACCTCTTCTGCTTTAGATACATTTTGACTATTTATATTAATTATTATATTCCTCTAATAACTGAGGTATCTCAATAATCTTTAATATTTTTATAATATCTATTAATTTATATACTACTTGAGAAGTTGGATTGACAATATGATATTCATCAATTCCATTAGCTAAAGATTTTAATTCTTTAATACTTTCTCCTAAAGTTAAGTTTTTTTTTACAGACTTTCTAAGTTTAAAGACTCTATTTAATTCTTTTGTCATTGTTTAGTTAGTCCAACAATTTATATTGTCTTTAGTAAATTCCATTGTTGTCCATCCCGTTCTAACAATAGGATAAAAACTATATCTTGCATATTCAGCATATCTTAAAAAAGAACCTCCTCTAACATACCATCGTCTATACAATCTTTCTTTATTTCCATCTATCCTTAAAGAATCCATTGGCTTGGCATACAATTGATGATTATGACCTAAAAAGAAAACATCCCCTTGACTGTAAACTTCAGACATTTTATCTAACTCTAAATCTCCATTTTTTCCACCACCTCTACCATGACCACTAACTAAATTCCATTGTTGTCCTTTAACTGTAATTTTAGCATAGCCTGGCATAATAAAATAAGGAACATTCATTTCATTAGCCATTAATTTACATATATCTAAATCTAATATATTAAAACTTCTAAGATAATCATGATTACCACCTCTAATAAAAAGACATTTATCTTTAATAGGTCTTATTAAATCTAAAAATGTTAGATATTGTTCATCTGGTGGTATCTCTTGCCCCCTTTGAGAAATTTTATAATTAGGTGGTATTAGCTCTAGCAAATCTCCATTGCCAAACCACACAGCATTGTCATCTTCGTATATAGCTTTAATAGCTTTATTAAATTTTCTTAAATCAAATTCATTAGCTCCAACGTGAACGTCTGTTAATCCATGTACTCTAACAACTTCGTCTGATTTATATTCAAACACTTCTCCAGGCTTAACCATTTTTAACCCATCTTTTAATTCTGTATCTATTGGGATTGAGAAATATCTTGTGCATGAATTACATTTAAATTCTTGCCTTGTCCCTTTACTATTAGTTTTTTTACCATCTTTTTTAACTTGAATGCTTGAACATCTTGGACATATCATATTATTTAATTCCTATTTCTTTTATTTCAGTTTTTCCTTCTATACTATCTCTTTTGACAGATTCAATAGAGTCAGGGTCAAACCCTTCAAACATACCAAATACTCCCATTTCTCTTGACTTAATAGTCGCCCCACCTATTGTCCCAACAATTTTACCTAATTCTTTTATTGTTTGTAGTCTTATATTCTCATCTTCAGAATTATCGCAAAGAGTTTTTAATCCTCTTAGTATATAATTATGGTCTATTCCTAATTTCTTAGCAACATCCAAAGCACCTTTTTCTACTTCTTGAATTACTCTATCTTGTTTAAGTAACATTAGACCTTTTCTCCTTGCTTTTTTATTGCTATCTTCCTCAAAAGCATCCATGTATGACTTAGCCACCCCAATGCCAGAAATAATATTTGCTGAAAACGCTCTTTCTTTTTTGGTAGTATTTTTTCTATTCTTAAGACTGTCATTTGTATTTTTAATACTAGTGCTAAAGGTATAACGGTTAGGGTGTTTTTTGAAATCCGTATCCATCCCTGAATTACTTTTGACAATAAAAGTGCCCACAACAGTACGAATATATCCATTAGCATTTTTATAATTTTTAGTATCATTTGGATGGCTAAGTTGAGCCTTTTTTAATATTTGTACAACTCCTAAATCGTCAGCTATAACCCAGTCTCCTTCATTCCCTTTTTTCCAATCAGGGTTAACTGTCGTGTTTGGATTGTCTTTATTAAACTCATCAATATCTTTATAGACATTATGTTTTATATTTTTAATTTTTTTGGTTATCATCAAAAGACTCTGGAAATTTATACTCCATTACTTCTTTTACTTGAGAAGACAAATCTTCTATTAATTCTAAAACTTTAGGATGTACGTCATATATATCTCCATCTATTTCTATAGCCACCTCTGAGAAAGAACTATTCCCAATCTTTTCTTTTGCTATATTTATGTTTTGACTTGCCATGCTTTTTAGAATATACGGAATCTTTGTTATATTTCTTTTTTTTATATTTGTTACGATATTCATCCATTATCGTATCTAGCTCATCTTCTGTGCAGTCCCATAACTTTTTAGCAAAACCTACTACTTGTCTTTTAATATATATAGTGTCATCAATAGAAAGGTGTCCTTCGTATTGTATTTCTCCTAGCTTTTCTGTGAATGCATTAAACGTCATATTCTATATAGTTAATATAAGTACTAATATATATATAAGAAAATATAAGTATAGAATTGAACAAGTCAAGCTTTATTATATGATTAGGGGTAAAAAGTTGTAGGATTTTGAAGTGTATACATATTCACCCCCGATATGGGTGGCAATGGGAATACGAAGTTCCTATTTTCACTTGGAAACGAATACCTTATGAAAGGGGTAACTTATGTTTAAGATTATTATGAATGTTGAAGGAAGAAATTTCTTTGTTACTGTTAGTTGTTATAGTGTTGAAGGTCTTGATGGTCAAGTCATCGTTAAGTTTCAGAGCGGTAAGGAAGCCATCTATGATGAGATTGAACTCACGGAGATGTATGACCTGGCACAGGCAGCTCTTGGTGGTGATAGGACTGAGTGGAGTCCAGCTACCTAAGCATCCCCTTCGGGGGGTTATTCCACTTAAAAGGGATTGAATAGTGGGTTGAGACTACACATTAGCTCACTAATTCATTCACATACATAATACTTTAATACTACTAATTATAAAAGAACATGGGTAATAACATGACAACACATCTATTAATGAAAAAGATAGTTAAATACATTGAATCTCTAACCACATATAAAATAATCATTATACTAGATGAGGAAGTATATCAAGCTAATCCAGAGGATGCTATGACTATCCATAATAAAATAATTAAGAGAATATTATCATGACTATAGAAACATACATTACATTGCTAAACTATTCAATTATTGGGTTAAGCTACATTATACTTATAATGATAGTATTTGCCTTTAACTACTATAATAAGAGGTCTAACTAATGGAACTATACGATTACATCTTTACAGTAATATCCGTACTCTTATCACTCTCATTTTACCTCAACATCGCCTTATCTTTAAAAGTTGGAACATTGTATAAGAAGATTAAAAATATAAAGAATGAGCTAGTTATGAGCGATAAAGAATTAATTAAAATGGAGAAAGATTATAGACTGGCAACAGCACAAAGCATAAACGATATTGAAGAAGAATTTGAAAATTGGCAACTAGAAAGTATATAATCATGAACCCTAATAGCAAAAAATATAAAAATCAAGAAAACAAGTTAAAAACATTAAGTGCATTGCATAATTTAATTATGATAATGATGACTTATATAAAAAGTAAAGACATAAATATTCTTCCTCAATTGGAATCAAAAATGATAGAAGAAATAGCATCTGTTATGAATAAAATAACAAAAGTATTCTTTGATGATGATGAAAATATAACCATTGAAGAAGTAATAGAAGTATTAGATAGTGAATGGAATAGATTAAATGTACCATATATTAAACCATCTGTACAATCTATGGATGCTAAATATTTTAATAAAGCTTTGAATTCAAAAATTGATGAAACAAAAATAAAAGAAATTGATGATGAAATTCAAAGAATGATGAGAGAGTCATGAGTTGCATAGTATGTGTCACTTGTGGTGAAATCAAAACACCATTGCTACAAGGCAAGATTTATAGAATGTACGCTTGTAGAAAATGTTTAAAACACTTCAAAACATTGAAAAACATTCAGAACTATCATCATAGAAAAGAATTAAATAATGATGGATTCAATACTAATCAGTTAAAATTAAGATTTAACTAAATATAATAGGACAGTTAACTCTGAAAGGAGAGACTGGCTGGTCTTCTGTCCTTAACTTTAAGAGCAAAAGTGCTATTTCAATAAAATAAACAAGGTCTGTTTAGACCGTGATTAGAGTTGATATACCTTAAACAAGACAGGTGGAAGCTACCTTGCTCTTAAAAAATTAAAAGGACTATAATATGAATTATGATATAGTGATGGAACGTCTCAACAGTGCAGAAGAATTTATAAAAGCAGCTAAAGAAATAAATATTGAAGAACAAGTATCCAGTAATCACAAAGAACAATGGTTGAATTTAAAAGGTGTATCTAAGTATACATCCCTTAGCGTTTCAAAACTTCGCAGAGCAGTAACAAGTGGTGAACTAAAGACATCTAAGATTGGTGGTCGCTTGTTATTCAAAACTCGTTGGGTAGACAAATGGCTCATAGGAGATAAATAAAGCTCTTAAAAAATTAATAAAAAGGAAATAATAATGCCAGATATTCAAGACCTTGAACACGATGCATATCCTATTGCTAATGAAATAGAAAAAGAAATTGCTTATGATAATTGTATACATGAAGAATGTACATTTCAACAATCTGAGCCTGATGTAAATGTACCAGAATCTTATAGTTGCGATGCTTGTGGTAAAGAATTAGAATTGCCTGAGCCTGATGAAGATACAATGAGAGGAGAAGACAGATAAGATGTCAATAAATATAACAAAAGAAAAGTTTGATGAATTTGAAAAAATAAAAAAAGAAGGTAGATATAATATGCTTGACCCTCAAGCAAGAGCATTGTCAAGTCTTACTAAAAAAGAATGGGTGCAAATAGCAACAGATTATGATAAGTTTTATAAAGCATGGATAAAAAAGGAGTTTAATACAGATGAATAAAAAATATATAATTGATGCTGTTATGTTTATTGTATATAATACTATAAAATACACAATGATTGTATTGGGATTTTCTACATTTATATGGATATTGTTTGGGAATAAATAGTTATAAATTGTATTTAAGTTCATTTATTGTTAAATTTACGGTAACGAAGAGGGTATAAAATATGTTAGACATTATTACTATTTATGATAAGTATTTACAAGAAATTGAGGAACAGAAAAGAGAAGAATATAAAAAATCAAACGAAGATAAATTCTTTAGAGCATCTATGGCTGGTTCATGCCATAAAAAACACCTTTATTATTTACAAGATGCTGAAGCTAAAGAAATAGATTTAAGAACTAGACGATTATTTCGTCTTGGCACTATTGTTCATAAAGATTTTGAAGATGCATTAGTAACTCATTCATTAAATTCAGATGTACCTATAATGTGTGAATTTGAAGTAGAAATTCCAGATTTAAGAGTTAAAGGAACATTAGATATTGCTTATATGAATCAAGAGACAAGCACGATGGAAGTTTATGATTTAAAAACAATGGCTTCTTTTAAATGGAGTAAGATGTTTGGTCATATTAAAAATAGAGATAAGAATCCATCTAGAAACTACGAGTTACAACTTGGAACTTATGCGTTAGGACTACAAAAAGAGAACGATGATTGGGAATATGCTTTATATATTGTTTATTATAAAAAAGACAATAGTATGTTAAAGCCTGTTCAAATTAGTAATACATATATTACTGAAGCAAAATTATATTGGGAACAACTCAATGAATCTACTGAAAATGGTACATTAGCCCCAGAAGATTTAATTGCTGGTTCAGCTCCTAGCACTCCAGTGTATGAATGGGAATGCAAATACTGCCAGTTCTCTCCCATCTGCGATACTCCTTTTAGATAGAGGTTAAAATGACTACAAAAACTGTTTTAAATCCGTTAGGATTCAATAGTGCTGCAACTTGTCGTATTGTTAAACAAGAGAAAAAACATTCTGATAAGCCTAATGATTATATATTGGCAATATTTCCTAGAGCTAGATGGATATTATTTAAAAACTTTAATTATTATGAAGATGTAGAATCAACTCAAAATGAAAAAAATAAATACTATAAATCTGTCTCTAGTATTCCTAAATATCATATACATAAAAATAATAAGAAAATATCTATAGCCTTACCAAGACTAGATGTTCATGGCAATGGATATTTATATATACCAAGAGGAATTAAAGTTCCTAATACAGGAACTGGAAGAGCTTTAATGACATATCCTCTTAAAAAAGAATTTTACATATTTGATATTGATGAAGAATACAATATTAATGATAAAGCAGATATAGTATTTTAAATAAATAAAGGAGAACAAAAATGAGTAAGTTTTTTAAACAATTAAACATGGTAAATGTTAATAATCTTACAGAAAAGAAAGGTCAATTTTCATATTTAAGTTGGGCTTGGGCAGTAAGAGAATTATTATTAGTAGACCCCGAAGCTACTTGGGTAATTCATAAATGGGGAGACAATGAACTGGATGATATAAACTCTAGACCATACATGGAGACATCAACAGGATTCTTTGTTCAAGTAACAGTCACAGTTGGTGGAGTAGCTAGAACTCAAATACATCCTGTATTAGACAATCGTAATAAGACTCTTGAAAAACCAAATGCATTTCAAATCAATACATCTATCCAAAGATGTTTAGCTAAAGCAATTGCTCTTCATGGTTTAGGTCTATATATCTTTGCAGGTGAAGACGTGCCTCAAGTTGAACCATTAAATGAGAAGCAATTAAAACAAATAAATAATTTAATTGATAGTTTAACAAATAAAACAAAGCAGGAGGAATTAAAAGAAAAAATTGACAGTAATGTTATAAATGTTACTAATTACAATGGTGCAGTTTCTAAAATTACTAGACTGATTGATGAGCAATCATCATGAAAGATGTAAATTATGGAGCAGATGATAGTTTGTTAATGGAAGGACAAATGTACAATATAGGTACAAGCGATGGGATTCAATGGAATTCATTAACATTTACTGGATATAAATTCATTAATGGTAAAAAAATAATGGTATTTAAAACAGAAACTTCACAGCAATTAACAATAAATCCAAGTTTTCATACGTTTACATTAGAAGATAATTCTTATGATGAATTTGGACATAAATCCATGAAGGAGGATAATTATGGGAAAACTAACGCTTAATGATGCGACCGCTCTCATAGACAAGGGAGTATTGACCGAAGAATCTCTTAAAGAGATGCAAGAAACTGGGATGGTAAGTTCAAGAGCTCGCAATCCCAAAAGATACATGAAGACTCAAGATGGAAAAGAAGTTAGCCCTACTCTTTATTTTAGAGGAGGTAGTGGTCATCAAGAGTCAAAGCAACAGATTGAACTTAGAAATAAGGTCAATGAATTAATAATAAAGTACACTAAACCAATTACTAACGGGAGTTAATAAATGCAAGAACTAGACGTCACTTTTAATGAAAGTGAAAATTCAGGATTTAAACCAATATTGCAAGGTGAATACCCTGCTCATATTACTGGATTTACATCAAGAGCAATAAAAACAAAAGCAGGAGATGCTACTGTATTCAATCTAATGTTTACCGCGTCTGAAGAAGTCTATAAACTAGAACAAACAGTTTATGAGATGGATGGATATAACATAGCAACAGATGATAATGGTCATCAAGTTATTGTTAAAGATAAAGACGGCAAAGCAATGAAAACAGATTGTGGATTCTTAAAAGGTAGAGAATTCAGAGATAATGGATATTTCTGTTTTACTGAAAAAGAAGGTTCTTCTAAAAATGGAAGATATTTCAATCTATTAACATCTCTTGATATTGAATTAGCTGAAATAGAAGTAGATGGAGTTACTCATAAGAAATTAGCTTTAATTGAAGAAGCTGATGTTCTTGGGAAACCATGTACTGTTAGAATTCAACAACAAGAATATGTTACTCACGAAACTAGAGATTTGCCAGAGGCAGAACAAGAAAAGCGTAAAAGTTGGAAAGTCTTTACAGTTAAACCGTGGGATACTAATAAGTTTGGTAAAGCTGTTGCAATTCCATTAGAGGAATTAGAAGCAGACGTACCCTTCTAAATAAGAATAGTTCTTTTTAATTTAGGGGAGATTATGGCTTTTTAGGCTGCAGGCTTAATGATAAGGTTTGTGGCATTGGGCAAAAATAAACTAAGTGATTACTCGGTTGGCGTTGAGTAGAAACTAAGAATCTCCCCTAATAATTTAAAAAACAAAGATAAGGAGTATAAAATGGGATTTGACTTATATGGTTTAAAGCCTCAAATAAATAAAAATCATTCAGATGAATATAGAATGATTATGGACTCATATGGTAATGGAGATGGTTGGCTTGATTGGAATAAAAGAATACCAACAGATGCTAAAGATAAATACTTTAAACTAACAGATAAATACAATGAAGAAAATCCAGGCGTTTATTTTCGTAATAATGTATGGGGATGGAGACCTCTGTGGGATTTAGTATGTCATTATTGTGATAATATATTAAATGCTAAAGATATAGATAGAGGTCATTATAATGATGGTCATAAAATATTAAAATAGCAAATAAGTTAACTAAAATATTAGAAAATGGGACAGTTGACACTTATATGGTAAATTATGAAACTGCTCGTAGACAAGCTAAAGCAAGTGGAGACAAATTTGCCACTAGTTATCCTCTTAATAAAGATAATATAATTAACTTTAGAGATTTTTGTCAAGAAAGCAATGGGTTTACAATATGTTAAATGAAATGGAAAAAGCAGCTGACATGACATCTAGTTATGAATATTGTGGAGATAAAACAGTAAATAATGTTGTTTACAAACACATTGAAAGAGCAATCTCTTCAAATATAAAACATAAAAATACAATTTCTGATAGAGAAGAATCTTCTAAGCAATGGGTGCAAGAAGCTCTTGAAGAGTCTATGGATATGTCTGTTTATTTGCAAAGACTTTTAGAAAAAATAGAACATGAAAATAATTTAATTTCTGAGTTAATTGTAGATTTAGGATGGGAAATAGATAGAATGAGTAGTAGCGGAAGAGAAACATTAGAAGCATTATTTAATTTACTTGGAATAAAAGGAGAAGAAAGTATATGAGCAATATGAATAAAGTTTATCAAATGGTCATGAATAATAAAAAAGGAGAATTATTAGATTGGTTAGAAACAAGAATGAGTAAATCAGCAGCTAAAATAAGTGCAGAAGAATTTATGAAAGCAGCTAAAGAAATAGAGGATAAAGAATGTCAAAAATAAGTTTCGTAGAAGCTAGTAGTAATTTTTCATTATATGGAGTAGTCAGATTTGTATCTTATATGCTATCATCTATAGCTTTATATACAGAAAATTTACAAATAGCTGCAGTAGCTTTTGGATTTGGAGCATTATTAGGTTTTCTTCGGAGAGTATCAAGAATATGGGAGTAACAATGGAAACAAAAGATGACAAGTTTTGGCAAACTTATATAGAATATTGTTCTATGATGAATAATGATGCAAAATCTATAACTAATGAAATAGGTTCTGAAACTGGAATAGAAGGAGAAGAAGATTATGTTAATAAAAACTAAAACGCTATGGAATGGATTTGCATCTGTTAGTACAATATTAATTGATAGATGTGTTGAAAAAAAAGAAAGTATGGATATTCAATACGGAGATTCTATAATGGTTATTCCTTTAGAAAAATTAAATGAACCAGATTGGATTCATAAAAAATCATATAAAGATAAATTTAAAAATAGAAAATATAAATTATATAATTTCAAGTTTATAGAAACAAGAAATGTTAATCAAGAAAGACTTAAAGTATGACTATAAAAGTAAGCGAATTAGGACATCCCTTAAGTTCTCAAACTCCTAGAATCGGAGATTGGGTAACAGTAAAAGGAATTAATAATACTATTAAAATAAATCTAATTAACTATTCAGATGATTCTATAGAAACAGAACATATGGATGGTACAAAATCACACCATTTTATTAAAAATATATTAAATATTAGTAAGGAATACTATGAACCAGAAAACAGCTAAAATAATTTTCTCTGAAGAAGAATTAGATAAATTAATTTGGGCTTTAACAATAGTTAAAACAATGAGATTACCAATTGAACCTGATTGGAAAAAACCATATAAAACTTTATTGAAAGAACTTAAATTAATTAAAGAAAATTTAACAAACCTTGAAAGAGAAGAACCAACAAAAGAGGAATTCTATGGCAAAAAAGCAACTAACACTAACTGATGTTGAAGAAGGAACTAAGTTTAGCACCAAAAGTGGAATGAAAGGATTCCTTATAGAAAAAAGTATTGGTTCTGCTACAGTTTTAATATATGACGTTCCCAAGACAAGAGCATATTTAAAGCCTGATGGTTCTATGGATACTTATTGGACAGGCAAATTAAGATGGGGATTAGAAGTAGAAATTGAGGTAATTAAATGAAATGTCCTGTTTGTGGTTATATGTATGGAACAAATAAAAAACAATCAGATGATTTAGCTGATATGTTATCACTTAGAGATGATAAAACAAGGAAGTTAATAAGAAAAGTTCATAGAGATATTGTTAAAGTAGTTCCTTCGGATAGAATGTTAAAATCATATTGGTCATTTTTAAAAGGATTAAAAGAAATAGGAGACAGAGAATTAAGACATGGAATAAATCAGTATTATCAAGCTAAACATTTAAACTTCGGAAGAGGATTGGCTTATTTAAAAGCAATCATAGTTAATAAACACTTAAACAAAGATAAACAAAAAGGTCTTGAACGTAAAAGACTTGGCAGTTCACCGCCAACAAGGGAGATATAATATGTTTATGGTATACTGGAAAAAGATGTTAGAAGACAAAACAGATGCTCCTATGATGAGTTTTGATACTAGCATAGAAGCAAGGGCATATATTAAAGGTTTAATAGATGCTATAAAACTTCATATTAAGGATACAGATGAAATTAAGTTAATTAAAGAATTTGAAGTGCGAGAGCACATGAAATCAACAAACAAAAGAAGGAGGATAGGATAATGCAAAATCAAAATAGTTGGAAAGTAGAAGATACTTTATTCCCAGTAAAAGAAGTACCTGCAATATGGAATAATGAATTTGCCCAAGTTGCTAAAACAGGTTATAAGTTTATAGTAAGAGAAGATACTGGAGATGTAATCAGTTGTGTAACTGATGATTACAAGCTCGTAACAAATGAAAGTCTCTTTAATAGTACAGATAAAATTGCTACTAAGCTTGGAGGTACATTAGTTGAAGCTCGTAATTTTAACAATAAGAAAGTTAGTTACAAATGGAGATTTAAGCAGCCAATTAAACTGAGTAAAGGTGAAGAGCATAAACCAGAGATATTAATTAGAAATAGTTATGA